CATGATATTGTCACAATACAACAGGAGATAACACAGATGTGGATACTCGTAGAAGTCGACAGTCCCCACGACGTGGGGAGGAACGAAAAACGCAGAATATTAATCAATTGTTCTGAAGTCCATCCGGCAACCCCCCCTGTTCCAGATTGTTATACATGTATTGCGTATTCCGACAAGGAGAGGCCAATCAAATGATACCGGTTAAATGCAAATCACATAAGGGGTTTACTGTTCGAGGTACGATAACACCGACAGAACGAACCGCTATACCCAAAATAAACAAGTCGAGCACATATGTACATAGAAAATATAATTATTTGTTTTGAATCAGTTTTTTAACCGATTCCCCCTAAACAAGGACATTCAAAGTGTCCAACACTATTTTATTTATTTGACGTCTCAATTTTGCAGGATTGCTCTTTCTCCATGACAGAATTGTCCGAATAGACTACAAAAACGGACAGGATTATACATTAACCTCTATTTCTACTGGAGTATATTCTATATCTATATCTCTCTCTAATAGGGATGTAGTATATATATATATAATACTTTAGTAGAAAGAGATATCCATAGAGAGATTATAAGATAGTAATACGTTGTAGTATAGTAAGTTTTAAGTAGTTGTAGTATGTATATATTGTATTACTAATACAGGAGATGTTAGGAATGACAAAGGGATATAGAGTTACATCAGTCAGGGGCGATCCTGATCTGATAGATACCGCAAAAGACATGGGCTATTCTCTTACTGAGGTTCTTGAAGTTGGCCTAAAAACTGTGACAGGTGCATCTACAGACGATCTTGAAGAACTCAAGTCTCGCAGAGATGAACTGGAGCATGAGAGATACGTCATAGATTCCAGACTAAATATTATTAATGAGAAGATAGAAATTCTTGAACAGGAGCAGAGCGAGGTAGCCGAGGCGAAGGCAACTGAGCAAAACCTAATTGAACAGGCAGTAACAGAACTATACGATTACTGTATAGAAAGTTATTACTCCCGTGATTGGGATAAAGTAAGGGTGCGCTTCTTGGCGAAGAAGTACGGAATACCCGCAGATACTATAATTGATTTCATTCAGAACAAGGCAGATCAGGATGAAATCAGGGCTAAGATACATGCAGCAAAAGCAGAATGCTGATAAAGACACGCACGAGGAAAGAACATGGCAGAGTACCGCATAGAAGACATATCCGCAGGACTGCGGAGTTTCCTAACTGAAATATGGAAAGAACCGACTCAGAAATTTCTCCTAAACTATCCAGACAGGATTACCCTCAGGATAGACTACAATCCCCTGATAGCACACCTGGAAAACAAAGTCGGCAGTGATGTAGAAAACTGGATAATAGACAATCCCGAGAAATGCATTGACGCTGCGGAAACCACACTCCACGAAATTGCAGGGAAAGAGTTCTTCGCATGTCACGACCCTTCTATTTCTTCATCAAATCCGGCTGACTTTGATAGTCCGCTACATGTACGCATGTCCGGCTATCCTTCAAAGACCCGAATCCGTAACCTAACTCATGACAGAATCAAAAAGTTAGTAGGTATCGAGGGAATAGTCCGCAGGGCTACCACTGTTAGGCCTAAGATAACTACGGCAGCCCTGAAGTGCTTGCGCTGTGGAACTATCAACAATGTTCCTCAGAAAGGCCTGCAATTTGTAGAACCGCAGGAATGTGAAGAGGAAGCATGTGGAAAGCGAGGTCCATTCGAACTTGTGATAGACCAATCTACATATACTGATTTTCAACTCCTTGAAATACAAGAGAGTCTTGATGGATTGTCAGGACAACAGCCCCGCAATATTGTTGTCAGGGTGCATGACGATTTGTGCGATGCAGACATTCCAGTTGGTGAACAGGTCATGCTCACAGGCATCCTCGAAATCGAACATGAAAGGAGCGGGAAGGATGGCAAAAGCACAACCTACAACTATGTGATTGAAGCACACAACATCGAAGTAGACAGCAACCACTACGAGAGTCTTGAAATATCCGATCAGGAACATGAAGAAATCCTTAGAATAGCAGCCAGCGATAATCTCACCGAGCAGATAGTCGGAAGTATAGCCCCTTCAGTGTATGGGTATAGCGATATCAAACAGGCAATGGCTCTTCAAATGTTTGGTGGAGTACGAAGGAGCAACGATGACGGCACAAAACTCCGTGGCGATTTTCATATATTGATGGTAGGCGACCCGGGAGTAGCAAAATCCCAACTGTTGCGCAACGCTGCGGACATATCACCACGAGGAGTGTTTGCATCCGGCAAATCATCAACCGGAGCAGGACTGACAGCAGCAGTAGTCAAAGACGGCGGTCTTGATTCGGAAAGGTGGACCGTGGAATCCGGCGCAATGCCTCTGGCAGATGGCGGAGTCTGTGCAGTAGATGAACTCGACAAAATGAGCAATGAGGACAGAAGCGCACTCCACGAGGGATTGGAACAACAGACAATTCATATCAACAAGGCAGGAATTAATACGCATTTGAGGGCAAGAACGTCTATGCTCGGAGCAGCCAACCCAAAACAGGAGCGGTTTGACCCAAACGAAACACTATCCAGCCAGATTGATATGCAGCCTGCGCTTATCTCTCGATTCGATCTCATTTTTGTATTGCGGGATGTGCCTGAAAAAGAACGAGATGCCAACATATGTGACCATATTCTGAAGATGCATACATCAGAAGGGGCTGACCTCTCCTGTCCTACTGTGGATCCTCTTTTGTTGCGGAAGTATATTGCCTATGCAAAAGCAAACCACTTCCCTGAAATATCTCCCGAATGCATGAAGATGATACAGGATTATTTCATGCAATTGCGGGATAGCAGCAAAGACGGCAGGGTGGCTATCACCGCAAGACACCTCGAGGGGCTCGTCAGGATGGCTGAGGCAAGCGCAAGGATGCGTCTACACGACATTGCAGATGAACACGATGCACAGGTCGCAATAGACCTCTTGCACAACTGTCTGTCCAATCTCGGCGTGATTGGAGCAAACGGCGAGTGTGATATAGATTACATCGAAGCAACTACCACCCACAACGACAGGGAGCATATTCATACTATACACGAGTATATAGTAGATATGGGTGCTCCGGTCAATGCTCTCGATGTGGCACAGGGTACAGGGATAGCACAGGACATAGTTGAGCGAACACTTCAAAAGATGGCACGAAAAGGCGACATAATGCGAAAAGATAAAGGCTGCTTTGTAGCAGTCTCATAATTTTCATTTTTTTGAAAGGAGACACACACATGACACCACCAAAAGGCAACGATTACGGGAAAAAGTCAAAGGTCGAAAACAAAAAACTTGTAGATGCGCTTTGTCAAAACATCATGAAAGGGATGCCCTACCGGCACGCCTGTGCAGCTGCAGGAATATCCTACTCTACATATAGAGATTGGATTCGCAGAGGCGAAGCGGAGATGCAGAGGGTTGATGAGAACCCGAAAGCCAGCATACGAAAAGATGAAGCAAAATATGTGGATTTCGTGCAAAGCATCCGGGAAGCGGAAGCAGTAGGAATGAAACAAAACCTAGACCGTATAGCCGATGCGAGCAAAAACGGTGCGTGGCAAGCGTCTGCTTGGCTGCTAGAGAGACGTTATCCTGATGAGTTCGGAAGGAAAGAGAAACTCGATATGAAAGCCGAGCATAGCGGAGGTATCAAGATCGAGTTGAAGTCGGAGGACTGCGGTGAATGATTGACGTACAGCCGGAAAAGTACGGCACGCTCAACAGCAGATTCCACGACACATTTCACCGATCTGAAAAAATCAAAGTGTATTATGGTGGTGCTGGTTCTGCAAAATCAATGAGCATAATGCAGCATTTTGTACTCGGTTTGATATCGGGAGACGGCACACGTAGAGCAATACTCAGGAAAACATTCCCCTCAATGAAAGCCAGTACATACCTGGTCCTGAAAGATCTGCTTGCAGATTGGCAGATACCATACACAGAGAACAAATCTGATAAGGTAATACGGGTAGGCAAGAATGAACTGTACTATCTGGCATTGGATGATCCTGAAAAGATAAAAGGTGCGGAGTTCTCGGAGATATGGTTAGAGGAAGCCACAGAGTTTCGTGAGGATGATTACAACCAACTCCTAATACGATTGTCCAGAACAAGCGAAGATGCCCGTATATTTCTTTCATTTAATCCCATAGACCAGAATCACTGGATAGTTAAGCGATTGGTGAATGAAGTAGATCCTAATGTCTACGTGCATCATTCAACATACAAAGACAACCTGAAATTCCTATCAAATGCATTCATCGAGGAACTTGAGGGCTTCATCAACAAAGATGAAAACTTCTACCGGATATATGCCCTGGGAGAACCGGGAGTCCTGCAAAACAAAATCTATACGCACTTCAAATTTGAGGATCCGAATAACTGGAAACAGGCTATATTTGAGAATGGCAGCCACTCTCTCGGGATAGATTTTGGGTACAATGCTCCAATGAGTGTGGTAGAAGTCTGGTGCTACGATGAAGAATTCTATATCAGGGAAAGGTTGTATGAGTCGGGTATGACAAACGGCGACCTTATCCGGTGGATGCAAAAGGATGGCATTGGCAGGCAGACAACCATATATTGTGATTCTGCAGAACCTGACAGGATAGAGGAGATAAGCAATGCTGGATTCAATGCACATCCCTCGAAAAAAGATGTTAAGGCCGGAATCGATTATGTCAAGTCGCAGGTGGTCCATGTCGATGCTACATGCAGTCCTAATATCCAAAAGGAAGTCCTGAACTACAAATATAAGGAAGATAAGAACGGCAACGTCCTCGACGAACCCGTCAAAGCATTTGATCACATCCTCGATGCAACCAGGTATGCCATGTTCTCAATGCAAACCGAACAGCCAAAACGGATCAGTGCCAAGGTCAAAGCCCAGCGCAACAGATATGCAGGGTTCGGAACGGCCAGCAAACCAGTATTCTAATTTTTATTTTTGAGTTGTGTTTAGGAAAAACTATATATATAATTACTAACATAGTATGTATTGCAGGCAAAGGATGCTTGCAGGAGTTGTAAGAAATGAGCACAGTATTTTCCGAAGAGAACGGTTACACAAACGGATATTGTCCGGCTTGTGGGTACAATCCGGTAGAACCAGAATTCCCAATCTTCCAATTATTTGGAGATGGGGAGTATATAAGGGGGCAT